ATTTCTTTATTACTATACAATCCAGCATCTACAGAATTTTTAACAGAAAGACCTGGACCTTCTAATGCTCTACCATAACTATCTTCAATAAACCACCCTTCACTATCAGCATAATCTAATATATTTGCATATTGAAATCTTCTAGTATTTGATCCACAAACATATTCTTTATGACCATCCATAATAAGAATGTCACTATTTCCCATATCAGTTTTACTGATAATACGAGTATCAACTGCTAATTTTGGTAAAGCACTATCAGTTTCAACTCTTAAATTTAAAGGAGTTGCATCTGAAAGAACACCAACAGGCTTATATGTTGGATTGGTGTAAAGCTGTGCTTCAGCATGCAAATAAAATCCAGCTGGATGTACAAACTTTTTATATAACTGTTCCCAATCTTTTAATGGCACTGTAGTTTTTATTAGATGAGATAATACCTGATGTAATCTACCATCTTGTATTTTCTTAGAAGATTTTGGACCAAGAATTGATAATGGATCATCTAATGTAAAAATTTTATCTTTTGGGTATTCAACTTCTGCTGATGTATCAAAGAATCCTCTAAAGAAGCCTTCAGCAGAATAAAGAGAACCTTTTACTCTAAAAAACTTGGCTAAATTTTTTAATATTTCTCTCGGATTAGAAACAAATTGTGATGATAAACTAAGACCAATTTCATCAAATAGATTATCAAGATATTTTAAATCTGTTTTTCCTATATCTCTTATTTCATATAAGTCTTTTATAGTATTACCGAAATTTCCATCACTATCTAAAGCATCATAGTAAGTTTCTAAAAACTGAATAAGATTAGGATAATCTGCAGCAAAATACTCCGGGAGAATATCCCTTACATAGTCTGCTCTAAGTGATAAATTATTTCTATCTTCAGACATTATATTACAGCGCTACCTTTGTATCTTGTTCATTTTTTAGTGGCTGCATTCTTAATTTTGCAGTATCCAATCTTAGTACATAATTTCTTAGTGGTGAAATCATACTCTGATCAAGAGGAGTTGAACTAAATGTGATATATGTAGTTCCAGTTGATATTGAGACTGGAGCAAAACCATTAAGATTTACACTACCTTTTTGATAATCATAACTTCCAATATCTTCTACGATTATAGATCCCGTAGTTGATACAACCTGTAATATATTTGAGTTTAATTTATTTTTAACCGTGCAACGAACTGCATCATCGCCATATGTAAACATTGAAGATTCAATACTGTAGTCTTGCGCTTCAGCAGGAATTAACATTACTGGAAAATATATATTATAATTTTTAGGAGAACCAACAGTTATATCTACTCTTTGCTGAACCTTAAGATCCATTTTTGCAGAAAGTATGGCTCTATTTAAATCACTTACTTCGGTCAATACTTCTGATCTACTAAAAGATGAATTGAAACTATTCAGAGTATTTGTAAAATATTCTTGTAAAAAATTTGTGATAGTTGTTTGGATAGCAGAACCTGTATCGTTAGTTAAACTAGGATCATAATTAAAATTGCCTGTTATTTCTAAATATGTTTCTTCGGGGGTTACATATTTATTTGAAATTGACATAACAGAAAGTTGATTTGTAAAGTTAGTTTCAATGCTATTTTGTGTTGCAGTTTTTACCGCCTCTGATGTTCCATCTTGATATTGAAGACTAATATATACCTTACCATAATCAATAGGGACATTATCTTCTCCACCCCATACTGCAACATCTTTTATAACGGGGAAGTTAGATAAAATCATTGCTCTGTAATCTGCAGATGTTACTAATCTTTTCTGAGCTGCAAATTGAAGTGGTGCTAATTTACGAATGGATTCTATTGTTTCTTTTTCATAACCTTCTGTAGAAGATTTTTGTGTTTGAATATTAACAGGATAGTTTGTATCATTTAAAACAAAACTACTTGCGCTTTTAAAACCAGTACACCCATTTGCATCAGTTCCTCTTGAAGAAAAATATCTGACTACAACTTTACTGCCAACTGCAGGAGATTTACCAAAACTCTTACCATCACCAAAATTAATTTCATAGTATCCATTTGGTGATTCTTTTATATCAAAGAATGTAGTAGTTGAGTCCACAGTAAGTGCAGTATCTAAGAAATAGTATGAAGTAAATTTTGTAGATGTGGGTGTATCATAAACATTTACTGTTATTTTTCCGGTATCAAGAGATTCATCTGGTATAACGTATATCTGATTTTCTGCTGTATCATCAACAATAAAAGTTTTTGTTTTAAACCCGCCTTGAAAAACTTTAATATCCGAATTTCCATTTGCATCAGAAAATCTATATAATCCATTTCCATCATCCTGTGCACTGTAATTTTTATCTGTTATAAATTTAAAGGTTTCAGATTCATTAGATGCATTAAATTCCCATCCAGAATTTAAAGTTATTGAAGACGGTCGATTTGCAACACCGGAAAGATTAACATATAGCGTGAGTGAAGAAGATGATGGGGTTCTTGATCTTGGTCTATAACCAAGAGCTTCGGCATGTGATACAACTGATGATCTTAATTGTGCAGTATTTAAAAATGCTTCATTAGTTGCAAAGTTTGCGGTAAGCCCATTAAAATGTGTATTATAAGCTAAAACATCTAATACATTAGATAAGCCAGATGCTTCAAAGTTATAGTCAGAAAATTCTGGTTGCTGTGCAAAATAAGTTTTTAAACTATTTCTTATAGCATCAAAATCTAAAGCTGTTGATGTAATATTTGTGGCCATTATCTCAACCTCGAAATTTCTGTTTCTAGTGTAATTGTTTCATTTGTACTTAATATAACAAAAGTTATTGATACGTCAAGAGAATTTGCATAGTCTCTATATGAAGTGGATACGTCTATTACTTCAGCTCTTGGTTCATAGTTTTCTATTGCTAATTTTATTCTTTGTTCTACTTCAAAATCTAAAAACTGATCACCAAGTTCAAACAGCATATCTCTAATACTTCCTCCAAAGAAAGGCACGAAAGGTTTTTCATAGTGATTTGTAAGAATTAAATTCTTAACAGCTTGTTTTACTGCATTAGCGTCAGTCTTTTTAAATATATCACCATTCTTTTTCTTTTTAAATGCTAAATCAATATCCGAATATATCCTACTGCTTGAAGCAACTATTTTCACTCCAGCATCTAATTTTCTATCTTCAATTGATAATGATCTTGATGGCATATTTTTCTCTTATTTTATTGTATTATTTATAATGTTTTTAAGGTAATACTTCGATTAAGTCTGTTGTTGTCTGTAATGTACCGTTATAAACTGTTTTAATATTTTTATTAAAAAATGCAGTATAATTTTCTGGTATAGTCGGCATACCAATACCTATCTGAGAGTGTAAAGATCCGTCAGTATTATAATTATCATAGTACATAATTAAATTTTCATAATTAGTATTGTCTTTTAAATATACCGCAAAATCAAAAGATTTGCTATTTGAAATTTGACCAGTAAATGAGTCATAGACTTCATATACAACAAACTTACCATCCTTAGCAGATTCTTTAATACCTCCGGGAGTCAAAGTTTCTTCAGGTCCGGGTTTATATAAGCCTTCAACAACTACTAAGTTATACCCTTGAAATTGATCAAGCTGATAAAATAAATTAATTATTTCAGACTGAGGATATAAATTCCTTGCTATATTTTTTCTTTGTTCTGCGCTAGTTGTATGATTTAAATTTATGGGGTCTTTAGCTCCAGCTATAAACTTAGAAATAGGAATACCACTTCCAAGATTAGTTCCCATAGTAATATCACTTTGTTTATTAGGATCATACTTAGAATCAACAGGTATAGTTCTTTCTACTCCACGAGATGAAGACTCTCTAAGTGTATATTTTTTACTTAGGGCTTCTTCCCTTCTCGAACCTATTGGCGTATAGCCAGTTCTGGCTGTTTGATTTATACCTTTTATTCTACCAATTTTTTCTGGTGCCACAGAAGCAAATCCAGAATTAAGTGATTTATTTGCAATCTGGCTTTCCAAAAATTTATTATTTTTTAGATTAGAAGTTTCTTTCAACTTTGATCTTACTTCTCCAGTATCTAATTTTTTATCTGTTATGCCACCAGAATTTTTAGTTTGATTGATGCCATCTAGTATACCACCATCTCTGTCAATTCTAATTTCTCTTACACCTCTATCTTCATTAAATAGAAATGCATTGACAATGGTTGAAGTTGGTTTAAATTTTTTACCTTGTGCTACAGGATCTTCTTTACTGTGTGCAGTAGTATCTACAGATCCACTGTGTGATGCTCCTAGGGCAGCAGTACCAGCTTTCAGTGCACCTTTTGCTGTACCGTTTAAACTACCATGAAATACCTTTGCTTTCATAGTTTTCTTTGCTTCAACTTCACTTGCATGCAAAGTTCTATCTACATAACTATTTTGTGAAAACATTGTTACATTATCACCACCAATAGTTCCATCATCTCCGAATACTGAAATATCTGAAGCGGCAATATTTACATTTGGTGAAGACATACTAATTTCAGATTCAGAAGTTATATATGTATTACCGCTATGTGAATATTCTGCGGTACCATCTACTTCATTGTTAAATGTCCCTTTTGTGTAAGTGCCGAATCCGCTTAAATATGTATTAGCAACTTTTTGTAGTACAGTAGATGTTTTAGTTTTTTGTATTACTTCATTAAACAGTCCGACAATATTTTTACGATAATTGCCTATAACATTTAATATATTATTCCCACCAACTTTTACATTATAATCACCCTTAACATCTAAATTATAATCACCTTGAACAGTAAGATTTAAATTACCGTAATATGTAATACAGCCATTACCTTCTACAGCCATAGTATGATTTTCAGATACTAAATCAACTCTATTACCTAGACTATTGACAATAATAGTACCATCGGGTTTTATTTCAACACCCGCACCATCTTTATGTTTAATAAGTATTCTTTCTCCACCAGGAGTATCATTAATTTCAATCACATGACCAGATGTTGACTCGTTCACTTGATTTAAGGGATATATCGCTTTTGGTTGTTTTACTAAAGTTGTCTCACAGCCTATGGAACCATTTTTAATTTTTAAATTATGAACCTTTGTTCCACGTGATCCCTTATTAACTGATGGTTCGCCGATATATTCGTCTTTAGGATATTTTCCGTCTGGATCAACAAATCCGTCTGTAGGCACACCTTCATTATTAACCTGAGCTTTCCCGTCGGTTGCAATTCTTTCTTCTATATTATCATTTTCAGTAACCATGATTTATCCTCTACGAAGGTTTTGCATTAGTATTACTTGCTCCTACAAGTTCAGAAGGGGACAAGGGCGGAAGAGTTCCAGATGCAGATTTATTTTTCTTCTTAAATTTATTTTGTACATATTCTTGCATATCAATTCCAGGATCAACCTTTGATTCTGGATCAGTATCGTTATGACCCCAAACTTGCCCACCAGGCCATACAACATAAAAAGCTTTAAGAAATTGATCTAAAGTATTCCATTGTTCTGATGTGATAGACTCGGCACTAATAAATTTATTATAGTGTGGATTACCACTATTACAATTATATCCACCTACCATTGAAACACCTATACTATACTTATTATGACCATTAGCTTTTGCGTGTGCCCCGATCCGGTTCAACGGTCTTCCTCTTTGAAGTGACCCGTCTCTTTTAATAATATAATGGTACGAACATCCCGAAAATCCTCTATTTATTGCTATATTATGCAATTCTTCCGAGCCAACGTGACCTTGGTCCATATAATGTGCGGTCCAGTGTACAACAGTTTCGGTAATTTCTCTATTGGTTCCTCTAAAATCAGCAATAAGTTCCTCTAAGCTATCAACAAACTTAAAATCATAAGAACTTGGAACACCTTTATCTACTGTAGAAGAAATTGGAAAATTCTGTTCGTTTGAATTTAATCTTTCTACTTTAGTAGTTGCTGGTTTTAATTGAGTAAATTCAGAACCTCTACTAGCCACAACGTTAGATATTGAAGGATTTATGCTATAAACACTCTTAAGAATATTATCTATATTAGAAGGCTGATTAGGTAAACTTTCTAATCCTCTTTGTATAATATTAACAGCATTTTCTTTTCTACCTAAAACTATTTCTTGCATAGCTTGATTTAAAACAGAATCTTTTAATAAACCATCAGTACTCGACACAAGCTCGTTTCTTAGAACATCGGTTCCTAATAGAAGTAAATTGGTTAATATACCGCCTTCAAAATTATTAGTAGAACTAAGTCTGGATATAGTTGCGGAAGCAAGAGAATTTGCAAATGAACTTTCTCTTGTTGTATCTTTAATATTTGAAATAACCGTATCTGCAGCTGCGGTTGTAAGTTGACCTATTAATGAATCATTTGGATCAATACCACTAATATTACCTATTGTACTAAAAATAGAAAATGGCGATGATGCAATTACGTGAGATTTTAAATTTCCTAATACGGGTGCTTTACCTGTTATAGCTTGTAAGGCTCTAGTATTTGTTGGAGCACTAGTAAATGCCGAGAAAAATCCCTCAATAGGATTTTTTAATCTCACTGGACCAATATCTGGTATTGAATTAAGGTCAGATGTATCACTTAAAGAGGTTAAGGATTCAATATTAGCAACTGTAGTATTTGCATTTTTGGCTACTACACTACTTAGTGTAGATTGACTAGAAACACCTAAGTTAGAAATAGTTTCAGAAACTTCAGAAATATTTGTCTGTTCTTTTACTCCACCTAAAATGGAACTAAATCCGTCTTGGCTAATTGAATTTTTTAATAAAGACATAAAATAAACTCCATCAAGAACTACTGTATAAATCGTATGCTATTTGAGCAAAATTAAATCTTTTGCTAAATGTGCCGGGTCTGGGTCTTTCAAATTTTGTTTCAAAAACTCTTGTTGCATCAGATACTGATGTTGAATTTTGCAGTGCTCCATATCCTAACCAAGATTGTGTTTCTAATTCGTGCATCATAAATGGCAACTGTGCCTCAAGTGTTTGATAATCTAATCCGTTATCATTAGAAAATTCTATAAGGTCTTCATATCTGGAGCCTCTCCATTGTGCAAGACCAAAAGCTGGTTTACCCACATCATTTGGATTTAATGCTTCAGGATTTAAATTTGATTCCGCTGTTAAATTACCTATTACACCAGCAGCTTGTTCGTCGGTTAATCCTTGTTTCTTTAAATAGTTAAATATTTTTTCACCATTTGAACCACCGGGCAAATCCTGAGAATCTATTTTACGACCATCAGTGCTTTCGCCGTCTTGAACATTAGTAGATTCTTCTCCATCTAAAGGAACATCTTCTTTACTGTTTCCATTATTTGTCGCATTTTTCTTTCTTTCAAAATGATGAAGAGATCCCATAACTATAGGCAACTGGGAACTAATACCATCTATAAAGAAACCTACTACCTGTGAGCCTTGTTGAAGTTGAGGCATTTTTCCTATTCCAGAAATACCGCCTTCAGTTGAAGGTACTACAACTTGAGCCCAAGGTAAATCATTTGTTGGTGTTTGAGAAACATCAGGAGAATGAATTCCTCTTATTCGTACTTTCACTCTGCCCATCTTAAGAGGATCTTTGTTATTTACAACTATACCAACAAACCATCTAAAATGATCACCATAATAATCTTCTTGCAATGTTTTTAAGTTATTATTTCTCACGTAATACCTCCAGCCGACCGGGGCTTATAACCTAACTTAGCACAAGAAATAACAGCATTATAAACATTTTCTTGAAATACGTGTCTAGTAGCATATATCATATATGCTCCACTTTTTTTCTTATCCAAATTGTTATCTGGGCTAGAATTTGAAGTATCTGATATATTAGAATTAAATGATATATTAATTAAATTGCCCACGGATTTATTTATGCCCCTATGTAAAAAGTTTTTACCGGGAACTGATATGTCTATTGAAGATTTATGTAAGAAATGTCTAAGAGATTTTGATTTTGCTTTAAACATATGTGATGCTGTTCCAGAAGCCTCATAATAATTAAAAGAGCCGTCTTCAAAAGTCTTTGATGGTGCTAACTGACTAATTTCGCTTGTATCATAATTATGCATGGATCCACCAGGAAATGATGTTATACCATCATAGATTGGAAGATTTTGTCTAGGTGGATATGGAATACTACCAAATGTTTCTTGTGCATTAATTCTTGAGGTATAAGATTTATTTTTTATTGTATCTATAAAATTATAAGTAGATCCAGTAAATCCTTTTCTTGCCATCATTAACTGATCTTCAATATTAGTATATTTAAAATCTCTTATAGCGTAAAACTGTCTAGGATCTTGAGCCTCAAATCCAGAACCAATTGCTTGTGAAAAAGTATAATCATATGTAAATTGATTAAGTGGCGTTAGATTTAATATTTTTTCTAAGTCCAAAAATCTTAGCTGATCATCACATATTGTAGAAAATAAAAAATATGGAAGACCTGTTGCTGAAGATGTTCTATCTTTTATCCAATTAGCTGCATCAATTGGTGTCATATTTGGAACTAGTACCTTCATATTACCATCTGTATGTTCACTACTTCCAATATTAGCAACACTTCTGCCTAAATATTCTCCAAGAATATTATTGATAATTGAGCTTGGTATGCCATTGTATGGTTTTTGTACTCTCAGCAATCTTGAATAGTAACCTATGTCTTCTATTAAACTAATACCAACCAACTCAGTGTTATCATTTGATTTTACACTCTGTACTATTTCAGTTATAATAAACTTTTTTGAGATAATTGTATCAGCATTGTCTAATGTTGTGGATATTTCAATAGTAACTAATTCGGTTCCGCTAATTTCTGAAGTTTCTATAATTCTATTTGTGTCAGCAAATACTATTTGGCCCGTTAAATATGGTTTATCGACGTGTTCATATATATTAACTTCATTAATAACAGAGGTTATATTAAACTCCGTATTAATACTTTGCTTTTCTATTATAATTTTTCTAATAAGAAATTCTGCATTAATTTCTTGATTTGATTTTTCAGCCATTAGATATTCTCTCTAAGAGCACTCTTATATGCAGCAAAAACACTTGATATAACTTCAGGTTTAAAAATTTTTATAGATTGATTTGCCTGATTTTCCTCTTTATAATATTCAAGATTTGTTACTTCAATTAAAGACGCACCAGGTCCTACTGTAGGATCTATATCAACAATATCATTACCAGATTTATAATATCTTGCTGCATTATACTCTGCACTTGAAGAATGTAGAGTAATGGTTTTACTTGGGTCTCCGACTAATTGTATAGTCTCTGTTGGTGTAAAAGTTGGTGTAGATTCTACAGTGATCGTGCCTAGATTAGAATTTGTTGAAATTATTTTTCCAACTGCAGTTGATTCTTGACCAGTAATAGAATCTCCTACTTTAAATTTATCATAAAAATAATCTCTGGTTGTAAGAGTAGTGTTGTCATATTTCTTTTTAACATATTGTTCTAAGCTTTTGTTCGATAAAGGCCAACCTTTTGTTTTTAGTTTATCATTAAGTAAAAAGAATGTCCAATAATAGTCTGTAGTACCATATAGATTTTGAGAAATTTGATCTGGTCTTTCTCCGTCATATAAACTATAGAAAGTGTACATTGAAGAATTATCTTTAAATCTATC